TGAGCGAAGCGAAAAGGCAATTTTGTTTAAGTTGGAAAACGAGGGATGGATAAATGAATCACCTAATTCATCAACCACTGAAAATGCGGAATTGTCTTCTGAAGAAAGCAATGACATTCGCATTTATAAGCTGGAGTATGCGATGCAAGAAATTACCCGCACCATCAAGGATATAACAAATTTTTTTTATTCTGACAAGAAGAGTCAACATTCAAGTCTAGCAATCTAGCAGGTGATTGATTGTTCAATTGATTATTGATTAAATTTTGATAAAATGACCAATAAATATATATTTATAAAAAAATAATTTTTACAATTTTTACAAATATTATTACTCCAATACTTATTTTTATAAAAATAAAAATATATTATATTTTTATATGGGCACGAAAATGGAAGTAATGACCATTTCTTCTTTTGATAAAATAAATCTGACTAAGCCGAATCCATTGATATTATGTGATATTGATGAAACCTTTTTTACCTTTAAACACACTTACAAGTTTTTTTATAAAATAATAAAAAAAAAGAATCCTTTGCTTTCTAACACACAAATAAGTAGTATCGCGAATCGCGCGTACAATAAATACGCAAAAAAATGCAAACCTTACATATACGATAAAGAAGGATTCGTAAATATGTACAAGAAGGTGAAAGACTTATCCGGTGAAATTATGTTTGTTACTGCAAGAAAAAAAACTTCTGAAAAATATACAAGAGAACAGTTTAAAAAAAACTTTGTGAATTATGACAAATTCAAATTTCATTATACTTCTCGCAAAGGAGAATATATTAAAAATCGTATAAACAAACATGGGAAAGGAGAAATTATATTTATCGATGATCAAGATCGGTTTATTTATGATGTAAAAGAGAATAATCCTTTCATAACATGTTATAAATTTAATTGTCATTAACGCATTTTGCGGCGACGCATTCTTTTTCCTCCCATAATTCCATTCATATCACTTACGCTTTGTCTTGGTGTAGAAAATAATTGCTCGTCGTCATCTTCATCCGCTTCATTTACTGTATTATTTTGTAAATTTTCGTCTTCTGCATTATTAGCTTTGTATTGTTGATATTTTTGGTTTCTAAACTCTTCTTGTTGTTGAGGTGTTTGATTTAACGAATTTTTAAAGGTTTTTTTCAGAGCAGAGCAAAATTTCCTATTTGTGATTTGTCTTTTCCAAATGGTATTGCATTGATTAAAATTTTCTATTTTTTTTTGAGCGTATTTGGTTGTTTTGTTGTCCCACGGGAAAGAAAATCCTCCTTTTCTCGTTCTAGTTCTTGTTCTTGTTCTAGTTCTTGTTCTAGTTCTGCGCATCTTTCTTTTATGCGAATAGGAATGATGACTTCTTCTGTTTTTTGTTTTCATTATATAATAACTAAATAAAAAAGATATATTATATTTTTTATTTACAAATAGTCTGTTTTCTATTTTTATTTTGTTTATTTTGTTTATTTTATTTGTTTTTATTTGTTTTTTTTTTTTTTTATTTGTTCTTATTTGTTTTTATTTGTTTTCATTTGTTTTCATGTCTTTGCAAAATACTTGGTTAAACTTTGCATTCCTTGTTTTTCATTATTTGTTTCTCTCAAGTACTCATCAAAGAGGAGTGCCTTGACTTCCTTATTCTTTAGTTGTTCTATTTTGTCTTCCAACTTTTCAGGATCTATCGTCTTACGCAACCGTTCTAGTTCGTCTCTAAATTTCTTTGTCTTTCCACGTTTGTTTTGCATTTCCCATATTTTCTCTAAAACCAGAGCAAATACTTGTTGCACCGGCTTCATGATTTGATTGGTAATGTAAAAGGAATAGTCTATTTTTAAATGATTTTCTAAAATAAAGGTCGGTGTCTCGATTTTCTCTCCTTGCAACGCTTTTTTATTGTTTGTGTGAATATAAACAAAGGGGATGCGATCTCCTGAACTGGGTTTGTTGCCTGGGTCACGCGCGGTCATTCTATCCGACAGCACTTTGTGAGCAATGGCATTCGGATTTTTATAACCTGATCGTAATGATTTGGTAATAATGAGTTTGTCCATCGGATATTTTTCCTCTACAATGTTCTGCAGACAACTTCTTAAAAACTCCATCGCTTGTTGGATATTTTGCTGCTTCATCAAAATATCGATAATACCTCCATAAATGTCTTTCACAATTGGTGCATTATCTCGTCGCTTTAACACAATTCCCATTTCTTTTCGTTTGCACTTATTCGGATCGGTCTCGTAGAGCATGCCTACATATCTCTTTTTGGAAAGTAAGCAAAAGGGCATGAAGGTCTTTTCGTACTCCAAATCATGCGGACCTTTCAAGAAACTAGATGCTAAATGCCCAGCTTCTTGAGCTAATTCGATCGTGATTTCTAACGCTTCTTTGCCTCGAATGGGTTTCCCTTCGGGGGTTTGCAGGTTGAAGGTGAAGAATACCGAGTCCGTATCCCCATATATGTACTCCGCCTTTGACAATACTTGACCATGTTCCTTGGTATTGCAAATCTTATCTCCGTAACACTCTTCAATAATTTTTTTCGCATAAGTTAATAATAAACGACCTGTTGCCGTGGTGCAAGCGGCAATGTCTTTTTCATAAAAGGTACTCGTCTTGGCGCCGCATTGTCCGTACAGCGAATTTGCAGTCACTTTATAACCCAACTGACGTTGGTCCAAGACTTGCTTCATGAATTCATCCGTTTGTTGAGGAATCAACTTTCTAGTTGTTTTTCGCGCAATCAACAATTCCTCCAAAATAGACGGCATGATTCCTTTGCTTCCACCCGGTTTCGGCTGGACAAAACGGCAGATTTTGTGCCCCGATTTTACTTTCTCTGCGGCTGACTTGGGCGTTTTTCTTACATAAATATACGTATCATAAGAGCAATTCACGTAGTCGTAGTTGGGCAGATTGTCATAAATAAAGTTTCCCTCTGCGTCTTTTTCGCCCCATTCTTCTATAAGATTACCAGCTAAATCATATTCTTTTGTCCATACTTTGCTGTCATGCGACAAATTTTCACTGATCATGGAGCTCGGATATAGCGACGCATAGTCCACACACGCCACCGGATTATCCAAATACAGATCACATTTGGGATCTAATACGATGGCTCCTTCATATCCTTCATCCAGATCACCTTTTTCAATCACGGGAAGAAGCGTTCCCTTTTCTCTGCACTTTTTGGCCACATAGCTGGTCAATTTGATGCCTTGACCGCGCATAACCAGAAAGTTGATGGGAACGCTGCAGATTTTTGCCATCTCGATAAAACCAGTAAGTACATCCGACTTATTGAACAAATAATGAACGAGGTTACAATCCTGAATACAGTATTTTGCGATGACAGCTCTATCTTGGGACGAACCATTCGCCAAACGGAAAATGTCTTTGGGTGTCACGTCGTCCTTTGCTAAACACCACCGCACTTTTTTCTTCATATCGGGTGTCAAATGACCTTCCACTTGAAACTTTCCAGATTCTTTATCAACATGGGTCACCAAAAACTTGGCGCCTTCCGCATAATAATCCACCGAATGAGCAATTTCCTCAATGTGAATATAACTTCCGGCTAAGAGTCCAGTCATATTGGTGGTTTTGATTTCACTAAACGATTTAGAATTATCTTCTCGGTTGAGAACGTCTTTAACAAAGTCACCGATAAAATGACCTGCAACGGAATCCAATTTATAACTCGTCAAGTTCGCTTCGCGTCGATAATAATTATATAAATCAATTTGAAGCCTACCGTTCATCTTGATAAACCTCAAATCGTGTTGCCCACTCGCAATATGAATAGTGGTTTCCTCAATTTTGTATTTTCCGGTCTCCTTGTCTAAAACGCAGCAAAGCTCGTCTTTGTTGCGCGACAATTTCATGAATTCTTCTACACAATAATTTTCCTCGGCCCGGCGAAACAAGAACTCATAATCAAACCCAAATATATTGTAGCCGATGATAATATCCGGGTTTTCGCGCTGTACCAATTGTTGCCACGCAAGAAGCACTTCTTTTTCTGTAGAATAAGACTCGTGAATAGTATTTTCCATGGGAATTTTGTCGCACGTATTGAGAACAATGCAGTGATTTTGAAAGGGCTCTTTTTCACCGAAATTCATAAACGTGGAGCCAATAAACGTTACTTTATCGCCTTCCAATCTTGGAAAATGTGCGTTTAGAGAAAGATTGAGCTCATTCAACTTGCCTTCTCTTTCAAATTTTTTATCGCACAAAATATCTGAGATAGTTGCTTTTTTTGCATTATAAGCTTTTACGTAATGATGATGATGATATTCCTCTTCTACTCCCTCCTCCTCCTGCTGACCCATTCGTTCAAACAGACTTTCTATCGTGGCGGTTTCCTTAAAAGTATCATCCTGTTTTCGATCCCGCACTTGAGAAGAGAGCCATTTTTCGCAAAGCGCAAGAACCGTTTCTTTGGAACCTGGATGCTTTTTGGGATATAGTAAATCTATCTGGTCTATATTATCGTAACCAAATGCAGTGAGAAGAATGCGAGTTAATGTGGTCTTGCAAAATTCAGGCGTCAGCTCTGTATTTATATTTTCAAAATATTCAATAATGTTTGTTGCCAGCTTCTTGTAAGACTTTACCGGAATGGGAAAGTCGCCGTGCGAACTACTCGCCTCAATATCAAAACTCATGATCTTATAAGGAACACGGGTTTCCTTGTCGTTCAAAGGAATAATGTTTTTGTAATTGGTGACAAATTCGTAACAACATGTCGTTTTCTTGTTTTCTCCCTTCATTTCCACGACCTTGTTTTTGGGAAGAGCCACCCATCCGGAGGGACTGATATCGCGGACATGGAAGAATCGGAGGAGCGGAGGAATGTTGGCTTCATACAACCGAATATTGGTGCCTTGGAAATTGTAGCCCTCTTTCAACAAGGTGTGTCCCGATTGATAATCGGAATACCACAAATTTTTGACTTTATTAAAAACTTGGATGTTGGCAAATTCCAATCGAATAAATTTATGTTCTTTTCCTCCGTCGAAACCATACAACTTTTTTCTTTTCACGAGAATGCATCCTATAATGGAGTTTTCATAGAATTTACCTACTTTTGATTTGAGATGTTTCAAAAAGCTTTCTTTCAACGAAGCCGACCATCGGTCATCAACCATGATGTAAAAGAAAGGTTTGTAATCTTCGGCTAGAACAGAACATGTTTCCCCTTTTTCATTTACACCGAAGATTTGGATGCTGAATTTTGTCGAATCTTTGCTTTTATTTGCACCGTATTGTTCATCTTCACTACTTGAACCACCATCATGTGGTTTTTCGTTGCACACATTGAAATCAACCATGCGAAAGATGTGCTCCATTGTTTTGTTGGATAATGATTATAGTTGTATTCTATTTAATCTTTTTCTTTTATTCAATTTTATAAAAAAAAGAAAAAGGGAATGTTTTTGTCTTGTCTTCACTCATTTCCTACCATATTTGCAATATTGTTTTTGACTGAAACCTTTTGGTCTTCTGCAGTTAATGGAATGTTTGTATTTTTGACTCCACTTTCTTTTCTTTTGGGTTTTTCTATTCTTTTCTTTATTTCCACCACCCTTAAAACCTTGATGCAATAATAATTCTTTTATTTCTACCGGGAGCGGAACGGTTGGATATTCTGCTGGACGATTCGCACTAAGCCCTTCAAATTTTTTAACAATGGATCGTTTGAATTGTTCTCTTCTTGGAATGAGTTGAGTTCTTATGTATTGATTTATTTGATCTTTATCTTTACGATTAAAACTTCTGCAAATCCATTTAAACATGTCTCTATCCTTGATTTGCTTTTGGTAATACGGAAACTCACACAACTTTCCCAAAATATCCATGTATTCGCCGCGTAAATAAAGACCTTGTATTTCTTCCATCATAGGCGGCGGGATCTTTTTGGCAAACCCATAATCAATGAGCAAGACTTGTCCAGGCAATCCTTGGAAAAAAACGTTTGGTTGAAAATTTATCATAATATTGGAAGAATGGAAATCTCCGTGATTATATCCAGTTGTAATAGCTAATTCTATAATTGCATAGAAACATATTAAAGAAATGTATTGTTTTTCTTTTTGATTCGCAGTATTATTAAATCGAAACAATTCTTCATAATCTTCTGCAAATTCCATGCCAATGATTCCTAAGGAAGAAAATTCTCCGTCTTCATAATTATCTGCTATGGTAAGCATAAATAACGCATCTTCTTCATCTAAACTTGCCATTAATAAATTAAATATTTCTTGCAAACTCTCTACAGTGTTAAACGCATTCGCATAAACAATTGCGGGACAAATTGGTTGCAAATAATCACATGTTTTAAAATAAATTTCTTGTTGCACGTTGATTTCATTTTTGAATTGTTCTATATCGGTGGTTTTCAATGTCGCTTCCATACTTCCATTATAAAGCTCAAGCTTTTTCGGAATTTCCCCATTCGATTCATTGTACAAACAAGATAATTTTATAAGCAAACATTTTACTGGCTCCCCAAAGTACCGTTCGTTCAAATATTTGTATGTAGTAGTTGCGCCAGGATTCAGAACAGCTTGCAATGTTATACCAAATGCTCCTTTCGATAAAACTTCAATGGATGAATTTCGCAAAAAATGTTTGAACGCATCGGGATCGGAATGGTCAATGAATATACCACCTTTTTGTTTCTCTCTTGTCTTTTGTCTTATTCCGGTCTTTTGTCTTATTCTTATCTTTTGACCACCTTCTTGGGGACGTTTGGGTTCTCCAGTGTCTTCCATTTTTTTAACTTTTTGTTCTATCCATTTTGTAAAAGAATCAATCGTCCGATCTTTTTCCAAATCTTTCGCATCTTCGTAATTTTCCGTTTTTTTATCTTTTATATGAACAATGGTTGGAAAAGCGGATGGATTCGGAAACCCAGATAAATTCATTTTTTCCAAAACATCCTTATTTATTGAAACAATCGATATTGTCGGATCATTTGCATATTTATTTAATACATTTTCCAATTTATGCCATTCTGGTTTGGTTTCATTGCAAGGTCCGCATCCATCCATATAAACCAAAACAAAATGATGAACATTTTTTGATTCAAATAACTTTTTGAATTCTTTTATTTTCTCACTATCAGAATTCGAATCATCTATTTTAAAAAAAACCATTTTTACACTATATACAATTTGACTATAAAATAATAAACAACAAAAGAATAAGACAAAAGAATAAGAAGAAGATTTTTGAAAAATAGATTTAGATTTGTAACTCAAGTAAATTTAATCCCACTAATATATATGCCATTCATTGCCTATTTATTTGTAATTGTTTTTTTAATTGGGCTTATTTTTTATGTAAAATGTGCCGATCCTAAATATGTAGAGGGTTTAACAAATAACTTTTCCACCTCTCGGTGCCCCAATTTATTAATTCAAAAAGGTTCAAAAATATATCTTTACAACTCTAAATTAGCACAAGTTCCTGGTGTAAATCCCATTGAATTTGAAAATTTAGAGGATTATACTGAGTTTTTAGCCTGGCAACGAAGCCAAGGAATTCGGTGTCCCGTGTTGTATCTGCAAGAATCGTTTGATCCACAGGGCAACTCGGTTTATAAAGTAAGACCCAGTATTACAGACCCACAAGGAGGTTTGCCGCCCAGTATTGTAAGTTCATCGGGACCCATGATAAAAGACCGTGATTTAGGAATATCCAAACCCCAATATCCGAACCCTTCGCTTTTGGTAGATGCCACGCGTAACGACCCCCCTTACAATAAAAACTCTTACCCAGCATATGATCAATCGTCTTATTATATCGGCAAAACAACACCTCTAGACGGCATGAATATTTTGGAATCGCAACAAGCAGTCAGTCCGGACGCGATGGAACCTAATTGGGGCGGCGCTGCTTATACGCAAAGTCTTATTGACAAAGGTGTTTATAATGAAAATAATGTCTCTGTTTGGACACAATAAATATACAAAACAACCGAATTTTTATTTACCGTCAATAAATTTCATCACATTGTTCAACGCGGATTTGGCGCCATTTAGTTTGGATAATGCATCGATGCTTGCAGCATGATCCTTTGGATCTACATTCAATGCCGTAGACAACATCAGGTGATCAATCAAATCGTCTAAATTTAAGATTGCATTTTCGTAATCATTTCTATATTTGCTTACTAACATGGTGTCTTGAAGTTTTACCGCTTGAGATTTGAGAGATGCGGCATAGGCGGCTGCTCCGCCTGCAATTCCTCCGCCAACCATTCCTCCGCCAACCATTCCCTCTTGAATGGATATGTTGCTAAATATCCAATACGTCGCCAAACACAATGCGATAAAAATAAAAAAAGGCATCATTTCTTTCATCATTTGTATATTATATATTATATACTGTAAAAAAAGAGTTTATAGTTTGCGGAATAAAAAAGACAAAATATTGGTTACGCTTGTTTTGGTTATTTTTCTGCTTTGCCCTTTTACATTGGTGTAAGTAATATTTTGCAAACAGTCGGGATTCGCCTCTACTTCTTTAAAGAGGGTCGCAATGGTTTTGAATTTTTTCATAATTGCAATCGCAGTTACTGCACTTACACCAGGTATTTGAGACAACATAATTTCACCAATATTATCTTGTGTAATATTTTCTTTTTTCACTTTTTTTATAACGGATACATAGTCTTGGTCTACGCTTTGCAACTGGACTACGCTTTGCAACGGATTTACGCTTTGCGTTGGATCTTCAATGAGCAACTGTTCCATGCTTTGCGACGGTTCTACCGTTTGTGATGAATTGTCCTCATCATTATCATCCAATACTTTCTCTACCTTTTTACAATTTTTATAAAACGGAAACTTGTCTGTCGTCTTTTTCAGCTTATTTGCGGTGTTGCAAATGAAAAGCGCGGTCTCTTCTATCGTAAAAGTTCTCATCACGGAGAAACCCTTGTAATAACTTAGAGAGAACATTGCTGAATAAAGCGTCATTTTTTCCATACCACTATTGTCTTTAAACCGGTTTCCGCGCGCGACATCTCCCTCCACAATATAATAAATGTTGTGATTCGGGTGATTGAGACCATTTAACCTGTAAGATTGTTCTTCATATCTACCGTCCTTAATACTTGCTAATAAGTCGCTTAAACACTTTCTCTCTATAACCAATTTTTCATTCCCATCTTTGTCTTCAATAATAATATCTCCAATGGGCAAACTCTCTACAACAAATTTCAGCTCCTTGTAAGCAGGAATAAAAAGTATCAAGTTTTTGATTTGGTTTAAGAGCTCCTGTTCGCGACTATCTACCTTAATAATCATATTCCATTATAACAGATTTTGTTGCTAAATAGTTTTTTATATATTTTATAATTTGTAAAATGTTCGAAATATATAAAAAGAAGAGTGCAACATGTTTAACCCAAATGTCCACTAATTGTAGAACGATATCCGTATTGCTGAACTTGAATTGTTCTATTAGGAACGCACATTAAAGGCATTGTGCTCACCGAGCCTGCCATATTAGGGTTATGTTGTTGAAACAAATAACCACTCCTAATAGATAAACCGGCTTTTTTAGGACCACCGCAGACATTTGTGCGCACGATAATTGAAGCTTGATTACGAGCGTTACGACCGCCGGACATATACACCATTGATTATATTTTACCATAATATTTTATTTTTGCAAAACTATTTTTTATAAAATAATTCTTTTTGTAAAAGAGGTTATTTATTCTAAATATTTGAAAATGAATCCACCAGCAGTTTTTCTATAATTTATTAATACCCCGCGAATATTCGATTTTCCAATGCCAAGTTCTTTAGAAGCCTGCACAATTGATGGGAAATCTTTTATTTTATTCATTTCCAAATCGTATTGAATAATTTTTCTGGTATAATTATTTCCTAAACCAGATTCAAATCCACTTTTAAAAAAGTGGAGCAAAACTTCCTAAACACAATATAATATATAAAATCCTAACCATTTTCTAACTATTTTAAATATATCTATTTTGAAAAAGGTTAAACAAACTGCATTACTATAAGCATATTGTAGTTATAAATGATGCATCTTTATAAATGGATTATCCTTTTGCCTTTGCTAAACAATGCCAGCGGGTTTTATATAAATAAAACACTGGTTCGTAGCATACATTTATATTCAAAAAAAAGCAAAACAGGATTCTCCGTCTTATATCAACCGAAAACAGCAGCACAAAAGAAATACGTAAAATCTCTTGATGATGAATCGGCTAAAATAGTGGTGTCTCTGGGTCCCGCAGGCACTGGCAAAACCATGTTTGCTTGCCAAAAGGCGATTATGCTTTTACGGTCAGAAGATATTAACAAGATCATCATTACGAGACCAGTTGTTACAGTAGAGGAAGAAATCGGATTTTTACCGGGAAATATTGTAAAGAAGATGGATCCATGGACAAAACCTATTTTCGACATCTTTTTGGAATATTTTAATAAAGCGGAACTGGATTTGATGCTGAACAACAATAAAATTGAGATTTGTCCTCTTGCCTTTATGCGCGGGAGAACGTTCAAGAATGCATTCATTATTGCGGATGAGATGCAAAATAGCTCACCAAATCAAATGAAAATGCTGACCACTCGGCTAGGTGATAATAGTCGGATGGCGATTACGGGTGACCTGCAGCAAACGGATTTGAAGGCGGAAAATGGACTGCATGATTTTGTTTCTAAATTTGAAATGTTTCAATCTAGAAAAAACAAGACCCAACTGATTCAATTTGTTCGCTTTCAAAATGAAGATGTAGAGAGAAGCGAAATTGTGAAAAAAGTCATTGAGATATACGATTACAAGGAGAATGAATTCGTTCCAATTCACTTTGAAAAAACGAAAAATGGCACGTTTGGAGATGCCGCGTTGATTCCTATTCAGCATTTACGTAAATTATTATAAATCACTAAAATCTTTATTTTTTCTATTACGGTGTGAACCATGTATGTGAAAAAAATTATCTATATAACTAAAAGGCTTTTCTTTAATTTCTTCATACCTATTATTCATTAATTGAATTCTTTCAATGCATTTTTTAGTATCCAACTCTATATCTGGTAATATTTTTGTAACTTTATTATAAATATTATCTACTATTTCTATTAATGTATTGGTGGTTGTTTCATTCAATTCATTGAAATCAAATATCACCACATTATCATATGTTTTATATTTTTCATCTATCAAATAGACCTTCTCTTTTCTTTCTGAACAAATAAATACTACTTTATACTCTTCATTATATTTATTAATCAATTCATCTATGTTAATATCGTGACTTTTAATAGCTATAATATTTTCAAAATATGTTTCAAAATTTTTATCCCATATTCCTATAATTTTTTTATTAAATAATTCAGGAATTAAACCGTATATAGCATTAATTAATAATGTGCTTGCTGTATGTGTCGGCGAAGATTGAATAATAAGTAATTTCATAATATACTAATACTTATATTTTTTTCAAAATATAAATAATTGACGTTTATTTAACCATACATTTGTCTCATTTCACTATAAGTCATGTTGCGTCCCGTTTTTTCCTTGAATTCGTCGGCGCCTTTTTGCATGATGCTTACTAGAACTTCTCCTACAGGCTGAGCATGCACCTTCTTTTTAGCTTCTTCCAGCCGTTTCTCCGTATCCGATTCAATGTCTTTCATTATTTTTTCTAGTGGGTAGGTTTGAAACGTCGTATCGCTAATTTCTTTTACGTTATTTGGTTCTGTTGAGGACATGATTATGCATTAGAATGTATAATCATGTTTATATTGTTTCACTACATTTGTTTTATCATTATAATCTTCTTGGAAAATAATTTAAAGATATTTGTTGTATAATTTTAAAGAACATGTCTGAACCCAACACTACTAATAGTAATAGTAATAGCAACAAGATTGCGCACGATGACGACATTATCAAATCCGAAGATGGTCTCATCTTCAATCCGTACAATCCGTTGAATGGCAAGATTACATTGTGCGAAGTACAATCTATTCTTTCTACTTACAACATACCTACTACTGTTCATAACCTGGCTTTGTACGAACGCGCATTTGTGCACAAGTCTTACACTAAGCGTCCGCACTTTGAAAATATGCTGCAAAACATTACCATTGTAGAGCGACCTCCCGATTGCATGCCTCTAAGTAGCAAGTCCAATGAGCGATTAGAGTTTTTAGGTGACGGCGTTCTAGAATGTATTACCAAATACTACTTGTATCGCCGGTTTCCAAAAGAAAATGAGGGATTTATGACGGAAAAAAAAATTGCCATTGTCAAGAATGAAGCCATTGGTAAGATTGCTTTGGAGATGGGACTGCATAAGTGGCTTATCTTGTCCAAACATGCTGAAGAAAAGAAAATTCGCACCAATTTGAAAAAGTTGGGCTGTTTGTTTGAGGCGTTTATTGGAGCGCTTTTTCTCGATTTCAATAAAGTGAAGGTGAATGACGAAGACGGGTGGTTTCAATCTACCTTTGTCACGGGCGTCGGGTTTCAAATGGCGCAAAAATTTATAGAAAACGTGTTTGAAAAGCACATTGATTGGGTCGCACTCATTCAAAATGATGATAATTACAAGAACATTTTGCAGGTGAAGATTCAAAAAGAGTTTAAAGTGACACCACATTATCTGGAAATAGAGCATGATGTGGAAAGAGGATACAGAATGGGCGTCTACCTTTGCCTAGGACAACCGATTTACCATTTGACACACTCGGATTCGGTTGATATTTCCTTTTTCAAGAATTTCAAAGGCATACAGGAGTTTGTTTCCAACAATGAAAAGGCTTTTATTTTTTTAGGTGAAGGACAACACAAGATTAAGAGAAAGGCAGAGCAAATTGCGTGCAATGAGGCGATACAAGTGATTAAGACGGACGACGAAGAGAAATGATAGAAAATTATATGAAAATAGTGCAAAATAATATAAATATAAAATTATATTTATATTATATTTATATTAGGCGAATAAAGATGACAAACCAATCATATTCTGCTTTTAGAGAAGGAACAGAAATACTTACAGACAAAGGATACATTCCTGTACAAGAATTGTCAAAGGGCGACTTGGTGCAAACTCTCAAATACGAATGCAAAAGAATAGTGAAAATCGAAAAAATCTTTGCACCCAAGGGTCAGTTATTGTGCAAATGTTCAAAAAAAATGTTCCCCGAATTGTTTGCAGATTTATTTGTTTCACTAAGCCAAAATTTCTTGATCAATGAGTTTCAAAACAATGAACAGAGAGAAAAGGTGATTCGCTTGTTAGGCGACACTTTCGTAACAGATAATAAATTCAAATTGCCCGCTTGTTTAGACGAAAGAACGGAGATTTACGAATTAATAGATGATTCTTTCAACATGTATTCCATTGTCTTGGAAAACAATGATGCACGAACTACGTATGGCATTTGTGCAAACGGGCTATTAGTAGAAAGTCACATCTAATTTGATTATATAAATTTCGCAAATATGTTGTCTACATAAATATCCTCCCATATCCAGTCACTATCACGTGGCGATTTTCCGATGTCCAATTCAACAAAACTTTTAATACCCTTTATTTGCAAAAATTGCTCTACTTGTTTTTCATATTCATATACAAGGTCTTTTTCTATCCATACGATCCATTTATCAATCGGCAAATTTGTTACTCTGATATAACACGCGTAACTTAAAATAGTTCCATTTGGTTGTCCAGACAAATCATGTAGTATTTTTTTTGTTTCTTTACTTTCTATATTATCAAATTGCACAAGATAAAACATGATGAATTATAATAAGAATTGTATTTATATAACTATTCTTATTATAAGTATTTCTTTAACCTTTTCGAATTTTTGAACTCTTTGAAAATGTATATATTGTTGTAAAAATGCAAAAATTTATATATTTTCTTTATATAAGCAAATGAATCCTTTAGATGCAATCAAACAAAAATTAATGGTCAAACCCAAGTTACAAGAAAGAGAAAGGGTAGAAGTTGTCATCCAAGGAGTCAAACCCAAGACCCTTTTAACAAAAAAAAGAGAATTAGAAGAAGGAGAAGAATTGGAAGAAGGAGAATTAGAAGAAGGAGAAGAGCTAGAACAAAGACAAGAGAGAAGAAAGGAAAAAAAAAGAACATTGATTATAGATAAAACCAATCAACCCTTTGATAGAGAAGCCTTTTTAAAAAAGATGACTGACAGCAACTTACAAAAAGTTACTAGGAGACCTGTTTTAGAAGAAAGAGAAAGAGAACGCGAACGCGAAGAAAAAGAAAGAGAACAAGAACGAGAACGAGAAGAAAAAGAAAGAGAAATCGTTGCCCCTGCTATAAAAAAGCCAAAAAAAATAGTGAAAAAATTATTGGTCATTGAAGAAGAACCGGAATTAGAACAAAAACTAGGTTTGGAACAAGAACCCGCTTTTGAAGAACAAGAACAAGAACCAGAACAAGAACAACAAGAACAAGAACAAAAAGAACAAGACCAAGAACAAAAAGAACAACCCATTTTACAAGAAACCCAACCAAAAAAACGGAAAACAAAGGTCTTGGAAAAAGGTGTCGCCGTTCTTGGTCCCGAAGTTGTGGTCAATATTGGTGACACGGATTTGCGAAGAAGACTGCCCAAACGAAGTGTTCCCATTCGCATCAAAGCATCCAGTTATTACATGAATGATCGCGAAAAATTCGTCAATTTTATCAATTCCCTTTTTGAACCGTATCGTTTGGAAATGGAAAGAAACAAGGAAAGCATTTCTTGTGATGACATCGGCAACACCAGTTCTGATTTTTCTCTCTTGACTCATCAAGAAATTGTGCGCGACTATCTGAATTTATATACTCCCTATCGCGGTCTTCTCTTGTATCACGGTCTCGGATCTGGAAAAACATGCACATCTATTGCGATTGCCGAAGGCATGAAATTTGCCAAAAAAGTGATTATTATGACACCTGCTTCCCTGCGACCCAATTACATTGAGGAGCTGAAAAAATGCGGTGATTTGCTTTATAAACGTAATCAGTTCTGGGAATGGATTTCTATTGAGACAAATCCTGATGCAGTCGAACCCATGTCGGCTATTTTAAATCTTCCTCAAGAATACATTCGGAAACAACGGGGAGCCTGGTTCATCAATATCAAGAAGAAAACGAATTACGATAAGCTCAATGACATAGACAAGCGGTTGTTAGAAGACCAGTTGAATGAAATGATCAAACAGAAATATCAATTTATCAATTACAACGGGTTAAGAACCAAACGCTTAGAAGAATTGACTTCTGGTTTTACTAAAAATTTGTTCGATAATGCGGTTGTTATTATCGACGAGGCGCACAATTTGATTAGTCGTATTGTGAATAAACTGAAAAAGGAAAAAACAGTATCCGAAAATGAACGAGGCGTTAAAGAAAGACTGCCGGCCAACCTGGCCACTAAGCTGTACGAATATTTGATGAGTGCCAACAATGCGCGCGTTATTTTGCTCACGGGAACACCCATTATTAATTACCCGAATGAATTCGGAATCCTTTTTAATATTCTTCGCGGATATATTCGAACGTGGAAAATACCGTTGGATGTCAAAACGAGTAAAAAGATTGATCGCAGTTCTCTTTATGAAATGTTAATGGGAGAGAAATCGTTGGACTATTTGGATTATTCGCCTGCAAGCAAAGTTCTTACTATTACACGCAACCCATTTGGATTCAAAAACAAAACGAAAATGGAGTCCGGGTACCAAGGTGTGTCCAATACAGTAAAAGATAAAAGCGGTAATTCTACTTTTGAAACGGAATTTCCGAGCGATGATGATTTTGAAAGAAAAATAATTAGTATTTTGCGCAGAAACGATATTGAAGTGGTGACCTCTGGGATTCGTGTTCAAAATTTCAAGGCGCTGCCAGATACGTTTGAGCTTTTTGAATCACAATACATTGATTCTTCCACAAAACAAATTAAGAACATGGATGCTTTAAAAAGAAGAATTCTAGGGTTGTCTTCTTACTTTCGTAGTGCTCAGGAAAATTTGCTCCCGACTTACTCAAAAACACCTGGCAAAGATTATCACATTATACGAATACCTATGAGCGATTTTCAATTCAAAATATACGAAACAGAAAGACAAAAAGAGAGAAAATTGGAAAAACAAAGGCGAAAACCCAAGTTGAGCGATGACTACGAACCTTCTTCGACTTACCGCATTTTTTCACGGTTGTTTTGCAATTTTGTCATGACAGACCGTCCAAGACCAAAGCTGGAAGTTAGTGCGGATGATAAAGAAGCGTTGGAAGAATTGGAAGAAGAATATGACGAAGAAAGAGAAGAGGACGAACCCAAAGAAGAAGACGAAGAAAGAGAAGAGGACGAAACCAAAGAAAAGGTCACTAAAAAAGCATCTAAAGAACAAGAAGCGAGAGAGAAAAAACAGAGAAAGGAAAAAGAAGCTAGAGAGAAAAAAGAGCAAGAAGAAAGAGAGAAAAAAGAGAAAAAAGATAAAAAAGAACAAGAAGAAAGAGAGAAAAAAGAGAAAAAAGAAAAAGAAGAAAGAGAGAAAAAAGAAGCTAAAGAGAAAGAAGCGAGAGAGAAAAAAGAGAAGAAAGAGCAAGAAGCGAGAGAGAAAAAAGAAGCCAAAACAAAAAAAACAACTACTCGAAAACTGAAACCTATGCTTGTTTTGGAGGAAAACGAAGGAAAAGAAGAAAACGAAGGAAAAGAAGAAAACGAAGGACAAGAAGATAAAGAAGATAAAGAAGAAGAACAAGAACTAGTTCCTAAATCAAAAATCACCAAAACAAAAAAAACAGTTACTAAAAAAAGAAGACCACTGCTAATTATCGAGCCGGAACAACAACAAGAAGGCCAAGAACCAGAAGTGGAAGATTTGGAAGATGTTGGAAAAGATTTGGAAAAAGAATTAGAAAGAGATCAAGGACACGGTGTATCTGAACACAGAAAAGGTGGAGGTCCGAAAAAAGTTGCTTTTACCGCTGCAGAAAAAGAAACCATTCTTTTAACCAAAAAAGCACGCAAAGAAGAATTACGTCGCGACGTAGAAGATGATCAAATCGGCGAAATCGAAGCAGATCAGGTATTGGAAGATTTGGGTGGAACCGATTACAAGGAAAGGTTGGAAGCAAAAATCCGGGAAATCAAGTCCCACTCTAATGAGTTTTTAACCCCAGAAGCTTTACAGACGTATAGTCCCAAGTTTTTGCACATGTTGGAGAATATTGAAGACCCTGAGCACCGCGGGTTGCACCTCGTATATAGTCAGTTTCGCACGATAGAAGGAATTGGCATTTTTTCCTTAGTTTTAGAAAAGAACGGGTTCGCGCAATTTCGCTTAAAAAAAAGCACTACCGGAAACTGGGAAGTTGATATTGATCCGGAAGACCAAGGAAAACCTACTTTTGCTTTGTATACAGGAACCGAAACCAGTGAAGAAAAAGAAATTGTGCGTCACATTTATAACGGAGAATGGGATCAAGTTCCCGAAAGCATCTCTATCAAGTTGAGAAAAATGGCTCGCAACAACAATATGGGTGAAATCATAAAAGTATTCATGATTACATCCTCTGGTTCAGAGGGCATTAATTTGCGTAATACGCGATATGTGCATATCATGGAACCTTATTGGCATCCTGTGAGAACCGAACAGGTGATCGGGCGCGCCCGCCGCATTTGCAGTCACAAATCCCTACCAAAAGAGCTGCAAACGGTGGAAGTATTCATTTACTTGATGATCTTTTCACCTGCGCAATTGAAATCGGATCAAGCAGTGGAACTCAAGCGAAACGATTTGAGTAAAAGCATTCCAAAAGTGCCTATTACAAGTGATCAATATTTGTTTGAAATTTCTGAGATTAAGGCGAACTTGACTGCTCAGCTGACAGACGCGATTAAAGAGTCATCATTTGATTGTTATTTGTATTCGAATGGCAAGTGCGTGAATTTTGGCGACCCTACGAATAATAAATTTTCTTATACACCCGATTATACGGAACAACAAAATGATACGACAGCAAGAGCGAATAAAGTGGCTATTGAATGGACTGGTGTTCCTATTCGTATTTTAGGAGTTGAATATGTCTCCCGAGCCATGAGCAAAACCAATGTTGGGCAAACCTTTTATATTTATGATAAGAAAAGCTATGAGGCGGCGTTGGTAAATCCATCAATCATACCTTTACATGTGGGAACATTGGAAATTGATGCGGACGGAACGCAGCGGTTTCTGCCCATTTAATTCCACCTTTAAGAAAGGTGGAGCCAAATTTTTCATCAAACTAAAACATCAGTGTTGCAATTTTTGGATCAACCTTTTTTAAAGGTTGGTTTTGGCTCCACCTTTTTAAAGGTTGGTTTTGGCTCCACCTTTTTCAAAGGTGGATTTGGATCAACCTTTTTAAAGGTTGGTTTTGGCTCCACCTTTTTCAAAGGTGGATTTGGATCAACCTTTTTTAAAGGTTGAGAGAAAGCAGCGTTTCAATAATCAATTGGTCACTTTCACTCAATTCGTAATACTTTGATTGATACTCATAAAAGGTAGATAATACTTTATTATACGCCATCTTTGTTTGTTGTATTATTGTTTTTGCCTTACTTTTGTCTTCATATATTATTTTTTTTAGCATGGTATTTCTTAATCCATAGTATATTTCTGGATAATATACATGGAACATTTTGACTTCGATTTGTTTGCAAAGAGATAATAAAAAAAGGAAAATAATAATATTTTGATTCATAAATATGAATATTATTATTTGTTGCGCATATATTTTTATACTCTTTTACAACTTTTATTTTATAATATACCATGTTATATATAGTTGTAAATAATGTTCAAAAACATTGCGAATTTCAACAATACATCCGATTATCTTCCATTGTTTAACGGTGTTTTGATTACTGATTTGATTGTTATTTTTCTTTTGAATACAAAAATCATTCATTCTTCTGTTTTAAAAGAGTGGTATAATAAATACAATTTATCGGCTGTCATTGCCGACGTATTGATTATATATATTGGTCTAATTATAACAAGATTTTTGTATTATTACATTTTCGATACATTCACAATTGTGAAATTTGTTATGTTGGCAGTAATCGTGCAAATTGCACACGACATATTGTTTTACATATGTTTTAAAAATGTTCCTAGAGGAACAAACCGAATGTTGGATACATTCAAAGACTATGCCAACCAAGTATCTTACGGTGCAATTTTAGCTGATAGTGGCATGATGATATTGGCATCTTTAATTGCATCCTATCTAGCAAGTAAAAGTCTAAATATAAATTTTATCGTAATGATTGTCTCTTTATATATATTACCCTATTCGATATACAATTGAACAGGTGTAAAATCATTCCTTTTTCAATAACAGAGCAATTTCACTTAATTGTTGTCCGAGAGTCTCCATCTGCGTTTGCATTTGTTTTACAGAATTCTCCAATGCAGAAATTCTTGTATTTGATTTGTCGTCAGATGGATTATGAATAATCGGTTTTAACTTGGAAAAAATATCTTGTTCTTCTTCCAAAAATAATTGTATATTGTTTTCCTTTTCGTCTTCCCATTTGATGTGTCTTACCTTGGTATTTTTATTATTGCTATTGCTATTGCTATTGCTATTGCTATTACTATTGCTATTATTGGTAGAAAGCACTGGTTTTAAAGAAGTTTGCACTGGTTGCAGCCATTCTTGATCATTTGTATTATAATTTTTGTTAATTCGTTCGATATCATACTTGCGTTGTTCGGCCATTTCTTTTATTGCACGTTCCATCTCCGTAATCGGCTTTTCTTTTATGTTGTCGCTAAAATCAGGTGTTTTTGGTATGGGTATAGAGACGGCATTTTTGAAATCTTCTTCCAATTCCATAAATTCTTTTTCCATCTGCGTCATTCGATCTTTTTTTCTCTCTTCACTTGTAATCGGGAGAGAAGAAATGGTGTTTGGTTCTTCTGCATGAATCACTATTTTAGAAGATCCAGAGTAGTTTGTTTTAATAAAGTTCAGAAGCAAGAGTATGTATTTTTTATTCATTTCCATTATATTTGCATTTGGATTTTTGGATTCCGTATTGTAAAAATTGGTAATATGATCTGAGAACAGTTTCAAAATACTGTTTTTATTGGAAGTATTTTGTTTTTTGAATATGTCTTCATCCGAAATTACCTCCCACAATGTAGCCATATTGGTTTTGCTTAAAAAATCCATTTTAGCCATCTATTTTTCAAATATATAAAAATTAGAATATTCTTTTATATATTTTACAACGATAAAGTATTATTACAATTCATCATTGAAATACACCTTTCTGAATTTTTGCATGTATTCATCTTTTAAAATGTGCGTTTTCATGTAATGGCTCGTAACCTTGTCCTCCAACATGTGTGCAATAAAAAATAACGAATACATTCCACATTCCGTATCCCCGTATTGATGTTCAACTTCTTCGTTACTATCAAATTTCAGCTTTACTGGCGGGTTCAAATGTTGTCCTTGTTTTTGAATCCGTTCTACAAAAGTCATAATTTCTTTAGGAGGTGGATCTCCCGTGCTGTCAAAGAAAAAGATCTGGTGTGTTTTAATATTGATAAACATGGAAATCCAGTGCTGTCCCGGTTTGTTGTGAGGATCGGTATTGAATATAATACCGATTTTTGTTTTCCCTTTTTTTATTTGTTCCGCCAAACTAAAATTACACAACTCTTCCCATACACATTCCCCATACATTTGTTTTGTGTCAAAATCAATGGGGGTAGGACCTATAAAATCAAAACATTTATACGCCTTTTCGTATTGTTTCATTACTTTGATAATATCGACACTTGTCAGCCACTCGTTTGGATTTTTTTTCCATTCTTCCGGAGATTTAGGAGCAAACGAATCTTCCAAAACACGCTTCACATTTATTTTGCCAAAATCGTGTTTTTGTTTTAACCAACAGGATTCTTTGTTACACGCGTTACTCAAATAACCAGTTAGAATAGAATGAATTTCTTTGGATTCGGTTGCGGTTATTTTTCTATCGGGATGTCGTGCATTCCACAAATCCCTTAATTTATACAAAGTTTTGTCGGTGTAACAAGTAAAATCATTTTTTTCACTTTTGTCTTTTGGGCTGCAATTTACCTTTTCTAGATGTTTTGAACCACCATTTGCTTTTTTATAACGATTGTTTTTCTTTGTTTTCATTCTATTCTGTTTCATTTTATTATGTTTCATTTTATTGTGTTTCTTTTTGATTGTTGTTCTCCTCATACTTATTGTGAATATTTTTCTTTTTTTTAGAATTTAAATTAGTAACTCCTTTTAATTTCAAACTGGGTTCTTTTAAATTCACTTCTTTTTGCTTTGGTATAATCATTTTTTCAGGTGGTGAAAGTCTTTTTCTTGTTACAAAACTGTCTAAAGAGGAAGTCATTTGAATAGTGCGCATTAACAATTTATCGGCTTCTTCTTGGGAATGAATGTTGTCGACATTGAGTTCAGGAATGGTAGATCCCATTTCTGCAGCATGTTTTATCGATTCGTAGTCTGCTTGAATAATATCGTTGTTGTCGATGCTCTTAAAATATTGAATGCATGTTTTAATAAAATGGTCAAACGCATATTTTACATCGGGAAACAGATTGGGCGGCTCTTCTTTGGACAACAATAGATCTTTCACTAAAAAGTAGATTCGCTTTCTGTAAAATTTTTTGTCGGTTCTTTTTACTGTTTTGCTGATTTGATTCGCAATATGTTTGTTGTATTGCTCTTGATTGACTAAACAGTCAAGGGTAATTTGGTTGATAAAATTATCGGTCATTTATAATGCATTGTTAAAAAAGGCGGAGCAAAAATACGCTTCCACCTTTTCCACCTTTAGAAAAGGTGGAGCCAAAGTTTGGATCAGCTACGCCAGTTCCTTTAGACCTTTCTCAAAGGTTGGTTTTGGCTCAGCTACGCCAGTTCCTTTAGACCTTTCTCAAAGGTGGTTTTGGCTCCACCTTTTTCAAAGGTGGAGTGGATCTAAATCCATATTTTTTAAAAAGGTATAATATATATGACTGAATTTTTAAAAACAATAGACAATGCTCTTTTGCAAAAACATGATGTTAAATTGTACGGAAATGATTCAGACATATACAATATTATCAATAATTATTTAAGCGATAATCAATCCGAGCAAGCATTCTATATAATTGATTTAGGATCAATTGCTAATGCATACACAAATTGGACGTCTCTTATACCAGATGTGAAACCTTACTATGCTATAAAATGTAATCCGAATCCGGTTTTAATAGAAACCCTCGCGTCATTAGGCGCCAATTTTGATTGTGCAAGTGAAAATGAAATTAAAATGGTTATTGAAATTACAAATGACCCAACCCGCATTATTTTTGCAAATCCGTGCAAAATGACCTCGCAAATTCGATACGCGCGAGCAAATGATGTTGATTTAATGACGTTTGACTGTGAAGAAGAGTTATACAAAATCAAATTGTATCATCCATATGCTAAACTCATTTTGCGATTGGCGGTGAATGAAAGCAACAGCTTGTGCAAATTCAATGTCAAATTTGGATGCACGATAGATCAAGTAGAAGTATTACTCACCATTGCGAAAACATTAAAATTGGATGTCGCTGGCTTCAGCTTTCATGTAGGAAGCGGATGTTTGTCCGCAGAAAGTTTTTATGACGCGATTCGAGATTGTAAAACTGCAACAAATATTGCAACTAAACTGGATATATCTATTCGCATTATCGATATTGGAGGTGGATTTCCAGGCGTAGATACATCCGTATCATTTGCATCCATTGCGGAACGTATTAATGCAAGTATTGATGAGCATTTTGGAGAAGAGCTCAAAAATAAATCTATACAATTTATTGCTGAACCAGGGCGTTATTTCGTACAAAAATCACACACGTTGGTTCTTAATGTCATTGGAAAAAAAATAAAAATAAATGAGGATAGAGAGAAAGTCATTGTCTATTATTTAAATGATGGAATATATGGCTCGTTTAATTGCATTTATTTTGATCATGGGAAGCCGATTATTTCACCCTTTAATGAAAGAGACGGACAACTTTACAAAAGTATATTGTTTGGTCCTACTTGCGACAGTATTGATTTGATATCGGGAGATATTATGTTGCCGGAATTGGCGATTGGTGAATGGGTCTACGTAGAAAATTTCGGGGCTTATACATTGGCGTCCAGTTCTGGGTTCAACGGTTTCAAAACGACGCTGTGTAAATATATTTTTCAGTCCTAATTTCCACCTTTAGAAAAGGTGGAGCCAAAATTGTCTTTAAAAAGGTCTATCCAAAATTGCCTTTGGAAAAGGTGAAAATATAAAAAATTAGTGAATATATTGGATATTTGCAAGGTCTTTAGAAAAAGGAGGGGGTCCTAGGGGGAACCTTGGTTCCCCTGGAGATATTTGCAAGGTCTTTAGAAAAAGGAGGGGGTCCTAGGGGGAACCTTGGTTCCCCTGGAGATATTTGCAAGGTGTTTAGAAAAAGGAAGGGGTCCTAGGGGGAACCTTGGTTCCCCTGGAGATATTTGCAAGGTCTTTAGAAAAAGGAGGGGGTCCTAGGGGGAACCTTGGTTCCCCTAGAAAAAATTGAAATGCTTTTCCACATGTTATGGAGTGTATATTCTAACCAATCACATCAAGTCTTTCAAAATCTTCGCTAAGCTACGCTTTAAAAATGCCTGCCCCTATTACTTCATTCGTCATTGACGGTTTGGATGCTAATTGCAATCCTCATTATATTTTCGATGCTTTGTACACAGCTGACATTGCCACGGTAAGTCGCGTCACCATGTTCCCTTACCAGGAATGGTCACCCTTTATGCAAACCATGCTAGAATTTACTCGCGCCTGTGTAGAGGTTCAAGAATGGCACGATACGGAAGCCGCATTCAACATGATCTCTTCGTTAAAAAAAAACCAAATTGTTTCCTTTGCGTTCGATGAAACCGCTACTACGTGGTCTGTGTACTACGATTTGTACAGCGTGGGTGTTCCTCGTTATGCAGCTTACAAAAAAGAGACAACCATTTTCCACTTGGCGACGGAGGATGACAGCTTTATCGGAGAGCAAGACGATGAGCAATCCTACCGCACAGCTGCCGACCCTGTATTTCCAGTTGTTCCCGCGTTTAACAAAGTGGCGATGTGCTATTAATATTTTGCACTATAGTATATTTGTATAGTAATGTCTTGTATACTAATGTTTTGTATAATGATGTTTTGTATAGTATATAATTTCTTGTATAATGCTCTCATCTTTAAAAATTTAATTAATTAAAGCCCTTTTTTTATGCAGTAATTATTTTCGCAAAATAAGCCCACAAAGTTAATCCTACAAAACACTTGGAGATACAGTCTAGTATATTCATTGCAATATTCTTGTGCTCTTCGTCTAACATATATACAATCCCGTAGAGCGACCATATCATGGTGAAAATCGTAAATAACACGTAATTCGAAAGATTGTATTTCGGTTTCACAAATTTGACAAAAATAGTTCCAAACATCAATATAAACGGTATAAATCCTACAATCATAGCCATCGTATGATTTATTGTTCCAATCTCTCCTAAATATCCAATATAAAGCATCAAATAATTCATTACCAAAATAAATACTAAGATAGGAAGATGAATCGGTATATTTATATGACTCCCTAAAAACAAAGACAATACTATCAACATCATTGGTGTGGTAATCGACCAATCGATGTAACGCGTCACAGTTATGTTTGCCCAATCAATCGGCTTACCTGTTTTACTCATGTCTTCTATTTTTTGCACAAAAACAGAATAGAAATATCCAGCGACGACGGAAATACATGTTTCTAAATTCATAATATGCCGTACGTATGGGGAGGGTGTCCTCAATGCCTCTATAAAAGTAATGGTTCCTGTAGTAAGTAAGAGAACATAGGTAAGTTGAAACGATAGTTTTACATAGAAACTTGTCAAGTCATTTTTGTCTGTTTTTGACGGAATAGTAAAATCAATCCCTTCTTTCATATATATTATTATATATGAAAAAAATAGAAAAAACATTCTTTATCATCTTGTCAATTCATTCAATTGCGTTCTGGTAGAATTGAAAAATGCTTGCGTTCCGATTGTCTTTGGTTCAGGATTTGGGTTAAAACACTGAAATTTTTGTTGCTCAAATAAAAGCCCATGTGTTTGATTTACAGGATGGTTGTCCACAACATGGTGCTTGTACAAATCGCTCCCGCTATTGGGAACATATACAGATTGACTGCACTTTTGAAGAGCGTATATTTGGTTTCTTAATTCGGATTCTATATTGATAGACGATGCGAAACCGGACCAAGGAGACATTGCGTTTCCAGGATTAAATGTAGTATGTGGGTTAAAAGTTGGCATTTGCTGAAGCGGGGTGTTTATTTTGCGTCGTGGATCCACAATGGGGAAATAAGAGTATTTGGTCATTACTGGTCTCACGTCCAAGTAGGGTTGCAACATTTGAGATGGTATGTTTCTATCATACATGCGAACATTTGTTTCTTGATGTATTTTGGCTACAGATATTTCCGTTGGAGAAGAATTCATTGATATAGATAGAGAGAATATTTTCTTTTTATCTTTTTTTATTCTTTTCCTTTTTTATTCTTTTCCTTTTTTATTCTTTTCCTTTTTTATTCTTTCCCTTTTTTTTGTTCAAAACAAAACATATAAAGAAATAGTTCTATTATAAAGCATACCAAAATAACAGATGTGTGGAATTTTTGCTATGTTGAATTACCGTGAAAACATATTTCATAATTATGATCATCTTTATAAAGAGTTTATAAAAGGGAGAAACAGAGGTCCTGAATTTTCCGTCTTGGGAAAAATATACCAACAATTGTATTTTGGATTTCACCGATTAGCCATCAATGGTCTAAATGCTGAATCCAACCAGCCTCTTCATATTTCTAAGGAAGAAGGTGATATCATTTTGATTTGCAATGGGGAAATTTACAACTACAAAGAGCTTTATACATGGATGAGTGTTTCACCCACTACGGACTCCGACTGTGAAGTGATTGGACATTTATATTTGAAATACGGTATTATTCAGACGCTGAATATGTTGGATGGTGTTTTTTCGTTTGTACTACTGGATATGCGCACGCAACAAGTATTTGTTGCACGGGATCCCTTTGGTGTTCGTCCGTTGTATCACATACAAAGCAAAGATTTGGAAAAAAGCATGAATAGAAGTGTGCATCAACCTTTAATCGGGTTCGCATCCGAACTAAAATGTTTGCATGACATTGGAGACTTCCATTATAAAATAAAACAATTTACTCCAGGAACATTGAGCGTGTATTCTTTTGGTACAAGTGGTCTTTGGCAACCTGTGTTGGAATCTTCACCCTATTTTATTCCTACTTTCTCTTACTCTTCGTGTTCTCCTCCTTCTTATTCAAAAGCCTTGTTAAAAGAAAAATACATCCAAATATCTTCTTCATTACAAGCGGCTGTTTACAAAAGATGTTTATGCACAGAGAGACCCATCGCCTGTTTGCTTTCCGGTGGTCTTGACAGCAGCCTTATTACCGCGCTTGTGAATAAATTTTACCGAGAGAATAATTTACCGAATCAATTAGAGACTTATAGCATTGGTCTAGAGGGTTCCGAAGATTTGAAGTACGCAAAAAGAGTTTCCGAGTGGTTACAGACCAAACACACAGAAATTATTGTAACAGAGCAAGAAATGTTTGATGCTATTCCGGAGGTGATTTATGCGATTGAAAGTTATGACACGACTACCGTGCGGGCAAGTATTGGCAATTACCTACTGGGAAAATACATCGCGGCGAACAGTGACGCCAAGGTGATTTTCAATGGTGACGGTTCAGACGAATTGTTCGGAGGCTATTTGTATATGCAAAAGTGTCCCGACATGATTGAGTTTGACAAGGAAACGCGGCGCTTGTTAAAGGACATTCATTTGTTTGACGTGCTGCGGTCTGACAAAAGCATTTCGTCGCATGGATTAGAACCGAGAACACCGTTCTTGGACAAATCGTTTGTTCAAACTGTCTTGTCTTTGCCTCTTTGGATGCGGATGAACAGTTTTTACAATAAAATGGAAAAATTCATTTTGAGACAGAGTTTTGCTTGCACAACACTTGATTTCGGCGCTGGAGAAAAAGACGCCCAGCTATTATCCGATGAGATTTTGTGGAGGAGTAAAGAGGCTTTCAGCGACGGAGTCACTAGCAAAGGGCGTTCGCTTTACACCATCATTCAGGAAAAGATTTCGGAACAAATTGTTTCGCCCGATGGTTCGAAATTTCCCATAAATATAGAAACCGAAAAGTTCTATTACAAAGAAATTTTCTTGAAACATTATGCGAATTGTCTAGATATTGTGCCCTATTATTGGATGCCCAAATATACCGATGCAACTGACCCAAGTGCTAGGACTCTCGAACATTACAATGCGTAAGTTCTTGATAAAAAGACGTTTGTTTTTGCATAATGAAATAAATATTACAATATTATAATATTATAATATTATAATCCATATTATATAGACAATATAATATGGTTTTTCCACTTTTTTCTTATTCTACACAAGAATCAATTTTTAATATATTAACATTTAGCACTTTTACGCTAGTTATTGTAGGAGCCTTAGGACTTTCACAGACCGCACCTGAATATCTATCTACATTAAATCATTTTGTCAAATTGTATGTCTGCATTTTTCTTATATTTCGGTTTAATCCATTTTCAAAAAATAAAACTTTTACACCACTAGATAAAAGAATTACTTTTTGCAGTGGTATGCTTATTTTAACAACCACGTTTTTAACGGAAATTTTGCAAAGAATAAAAAATATTAAAGGTTGATAATTTACACGTAATGCATTTTGCGAGTCTTTCCCCCAGGAAATTTTTTAGCAATCTTCTTGTTATTTTTTTTAGTAATGGGTGTAGCATCTTCTTCGAAAAAGATTTTTAAATGAGATAAAATATGCTTCCCTAAAATTTTGTCTATTTCGTATTCATCTTCTGGCTTTTTACGATATACGTAATGATACTTTACAATTTCTTCTTCCAAAAACGTCTGTAATAAAGACCAGGTTGAATCTGCTTTTTTTGCGATTCTTTGCCCTACATCACTTTTTTCAAATGTTTGAAGGATATAATCAAATGGCAAATCATAAAAGTAAGATTTCAAATTGATGTAATAGACATTATCATTCGCCATTTTTGGGTAAAATGCATCATCGATAAAACAAATCTCCGCATTTGTTGGTATTTTCGTGCATCGTATTAAATCGTCATGGGTTTTTTCATATGTAGTGCGACACATTTCAATCTGTTTTCCGTTTATTTTAAAGGCAGCAATAATTTGGTCGACTAGCTTGTAATGAATTTTACTTTCGAAAAAACGGATGATTTGTTGCGACCATTCTTTCGGACCCGTGTTATTGGTATAAATGAGCAACTTGTGACACATATTCCCCTGTTTTTTGGTTTTCAAGTAATTCAAAATGGGAATGATGTTTGGACGTATAAATTCTGGGAATAAATCCAATGTATCGTCAAAATCTTGTTGCGTTAAATGGATTTGACGTATTTTTGCAAAATGTTCCAGACTTTGCCAAAAAATACCCAATTGTGTAAAACATCCTAGAGTTTCATCTAAATCAAATACCACTACTTTCATCCTTATTATTAGGTATATATTACAATTGTATTTAAAAAACTACAGATTTTTTAGGGGAACCAAGGTTCCGCTACGCCAGTCCCTTTGGCCCTAAGACCCCCTCCTTATTATGGGAACCAAGGTTCCGCTACGCCAGTCCCTTCGCCGCTAAGACCCCATCTTTTTCCACCTTTAAAAAGTGGAGCCAAAAAATATAAAAAAGCCGCATTTAAAATGTAGAAAAGGAGGGGGTCGTAGGGGGAACCTTGGTTCCCCTACTCAAACTCCATCTTCAAGTCTGTCAAATAGGAATATTTTTGCACAATAAGTGCATTCAGAGATTCTGCTTTTAATAATTTATCTCTCTTTAAAATCTCCGAGGTCTCGTAAATTAGAGGCTTACTAGCGATAATCAACATTTGCGCATAATTGTATGCATTGTTAATGAGTTCAATCACATCATTATCAATCAATTCCTTATACTTTTCGCTGTTGCTCGGATAAATAATATTGCTCCCCATACCATAATACAATACCATTCTCTCTGCCAGCTTAAGCGCCTCCTCAAAATCATTCAGTGCTCCTGTAGTGACCGACACATTGTAAAAAACTTCTTCCGCGATTCTCCCAGAAAGCAAAATCATCAAATGCTCAAACAGCGCCTCCCTCACATAAATATTGCTCGAAGATGTTTCAAATACCGTGTAGCCCGGACTCTTGGGTGAAGACAGATTGATTACTACTTTGGACATTTTGGAATGGTGCTTAGAGAGAAAACCAACAACCGCGTGTCCCATCTCGTGAATCGCAATGTGGTCGATAATGTCCGACGTAAATTGGTGCTCATTCGGCTGCCATCCCGCCATCATTTTGTTCATGATAAAATCAAAATCGCCGAAATTGAATTCCGTTTTGTTGCATCGGAGTGCGTTCAGCATTGCCTCATTAAGCAAATTCTCAATTTGAGCACCCGACAAACCATCCGTAATTTCCACCAAATTTGGCACATCAATGGTTTTATCGTGCGGTTTTCCTTTAATGTGAATTTTCAGAATCGCTTCTCTCGTGTTTTTATCTGGCAAACCAATGTATATTTTTTTATCGATTCTACCAGGTCGCATAAGTGCAGAATCGAGCAAATCGATGCGATTCGTGGCGGCCACCATAAAAATACCAGATGTGTTTTTGAACCCGTCTAGCTCGACGAGGAGAGCATTCAGAGTGTTGTCGCGTTCATTCGACGAACTTTCTCCGTCACTCGAACGTTTTCTTCCTAAAGCGTCCATTTCATCTATAAAAATGATGCAAGGTATATTGTCTCTTGCCAAATGGAATAATTCTTTTATCCTGGTAGGACCTACACCCACATATTTCTCTTGAAAATCCGACCCGGAGACAGGTATAAATCCACAATCGGCTTCCCCCGCCAAAGCTTTGGCAATGAGGGTCTTTCCTGTGCCTGGCGGTCCTTCTAAAATAAGTCCCTTAGGGATTCTTATATTGTACATGGTGTACTTTTGATAGTTTTTCAAAATATCCACACATTGTCTTAATTCACCCTTGACGTTTTCATAGCCTCCCACATTTCCAAAATTCATGTCGGGACTTTTCAGCACTTCAAAATTTTTGGACTTGGTGTTTCCGGTTGGCTTTTGGTTCGACCAAGAACCGGTTCTTCTTACAGCGTATTTTTTTTCTCGGTCTTCTTTGTTTTGGTATTCTTTGTCTTGGTCTTGGTCCTTGAAAGGATCTTCATCTGGGTCTTGGCCAAAATTGTCTTCGTCATTTATCTGAATACCTAGACTAGCTAAAAAGTGTGGGTTATTGTTTAAAATGATGCGAACCCGCGGTCTTGTTGTGGTGCTATTGTCTGTAGAGTTTTCATCTTGTTCTTGTTCTTGTTCTTGTTTTTGTCCTTCTCTTTCCCTTTCCCCTAAAATTGCATTTTTCTGCAACGACACATTTTTGGAATTCAATTGTTTTAGCAAATTTTCATAATAATTCGGATTGTAATCATCGTCTAAATTAGGAGTTGTTTTATTAAATAATTTCATTGTGTTTAATAGTTGCTCCACATATCGCTGAGACAATTGATAATTCTTCCTGTACGTTTGCAATTGAAAGGACGGACGGATACTCATGAAACGGACTGATATAAAACTTCCTGAAAAATCCAGTGTGGTGACCCAATAGACTAATACGAGAAACAGTGAAAAGTTCATCAATATTTATATTTAGCTTTCTAAATATAAATAATAATATTAACGAGTTTTTTAGGGGAACCAAGGTTCCCCCTAAGACCCCCTCCTTTTAAACCTTTAGAAAAGGATTCAATTACTTCTTTTTTCTTGTAATTCTTTTCTTATTTGTTTTCTTTCTACTACGCTTGGCGCTTTTGCCGCCTATGCTTTCCAATTCTTCTGAAAAATCGTAATCAACCAAATTTTCATATATTTCTTTTGCCAAGTATGTTTGCAGAGCGCGTATTTTATCATGCATAAAAGCTTGTTCTTCTTGGGACAAATTTGTTTCGCGCAAATTATTTCTAAAAGTCTGCATTGTGTTGAATTCATGAACATGGTGTCCTTCATCTCCGAAAGTGTCTCCAATATAATCACTTATTTCCGGTGCGTCACGGTGCGTATTTATTCCAATTCCAACAGGTTGTATTCTTGCCATAATATAATATATTATAAAGGTATTTTTAAAAAAAAATTGTTTGTTATATATAGAGAGACTGATAAATGACGAATAAGGACGACCTTTCAAAGGAAGATTACATTCGCATTTTGACTTATTATAAACAACCTATTCCTAATTCCAAAAAGCTCTTACAGAGAGAAGCTGAAAAAATAGTTTCCGACAAATTGTGTCGATGCATCAAAAAAGTAGATCCTGTGAATGAAGCGCGTTCTATCGGTATATGCACCCAAAGTATATTGAACCGTAAAGGCATTTCAAGAGGAAAATTTGATTGCACTGGCAAAAAAAAGAGCATTGTTTTGAAAAAAATGAACCCGAACAATGTGACTAGAAGTAGAAGTAAAGGTAAGAAGAATGCGACTAAAAAATAGAAGAGAACCATTGATTGGTTGATTTTACAGTATCAACTTTTTATAATGAAACGTATCCAAATCTTCTTCCAATAATTGGTTCAGACGGCGAATGCTTCTGATATCAAGAGACAACGTTTTTGAGCCCTCCTTGTTTGACACATTCACTTTTTTCTCTCTATGAATCGTTTTGGGGAATCCAATTTTAGAGAGAATCTTTTTGAAATCTTCCTCTAAATATTCAAACCGTCCGATCATATCTGCACCGCAATTCCCATCAGCTTCTTGAATGTATTTTTTCTGGCTCATAAAGACATGTCCATATTCAATATCACTTACACCGTATGCATTTTGGCTAATGTAGTCGAAAAAGGTCCCTCCTTTGTTAAAGATTGTGCTCACATGTTTCCACCCAGAATACGCTCTGTCATACGGATTGCGTATAAAACAGAATTTTGTATAGGTGTCCCATTTTTCCAAAGTCATGTTCATTTTTTCATTCAAATAATCGCTCGTTTTACAGTACATCAGAAGGCCTTTTGTTTTATTAAAAAAGGAATGATCATAAATAGGATTGTTGGTGACAACTCTTTTAAAATGTCTCGTTCTACAATAATCCTCGTGATCTGGTCTCCGTTGGTTGATCCAATGCAAATAAGATGTGAAACCATAGTATTGAACCAATGTGGGTCCAATATAGGACCCGCCTGTCTTGGGAATATGAATAAAAATGGACTTTTTGTCATGATTGATGTATATCATTTTTTTAAAGATAGTTAAATTATTGTATTATTTTAAATATCTTTTTACTAAGTTGTTGTTTTTTATAAAAAATATGGATTACCATAATATTTTATCATAATATGTATTTTTCTCTCTTTGTTTGATTAAAAAAAGGTCATATTTGCAATAATTAGAGAGAACAAGTTCGCGAATAGGGATGACAAGAACCTTGGTTGGACTGTACGAGAACATTTTGTTTAGAAAATGATTTTTTTTTCAAACAAAATACGAATTGAATTGAATTGAATTGAATTCAATTGAATTGAATTGAATTGAATTGAATTACATGTTTGCAATCGACTGTATCATCGCAATCCAATTAATGCTTCCGACGCCGGTTGGCATATCCATACCACTGGCGGTAGTAAAAATACCATCCGATCCCTTTATAATATCGAAAAAATTCGCAGTATAAGCCGGTGTTGGCGGCATTATTTGATTGTTTATTTTGGCATAACTATTTCCATAGATAGTAAGGTAAAGTAAATTTTGCAATAATCTGGTTTGCGTTTTTGTATAAGCAGATGTAATGGCCGGTTTTTGAGCATTCAATCTTGTTTGGATTGCATTCGACAACGCTCCGGCGGTTATAGGCGTTGATACAGAAGTTCCGCCCACTATCCACCAATACCCTCCGTAAAAGACACTTACACCTGTGCCTGGGTTTGCTACACATGACACGTCCGGAACACATCTATTCGTGTATTTTTGCATTGTTACACTTGTGCTACAAGGCACAGATTGGTAAGAAGGCATTTTATATACAGCTGAAGCACCGCATCCCGCGGAAACCCATGTGGATTCTGTAAGAGGACTTACATTAGTTAATGATGTGCCGCCGCAAGCAATCACGTTTGGACACAGAGCCGGCCAACAAGGTGTTGCAGTGGTGTCACCTGTTGCGGCTACATAACAAACAGAAGGATTTGATAAATACAAATTATCGAAATAAGTTTGAGTATTATAATTATAATTAAACGCGGCCTCGGTGCATCCCCATGACATTGATACAACGTCTGCACCTAAATCGGTTGCACGTTGAATGGCTACGCACAAATCCGTAATCAAATTCGATCTCGCTTCCACAACCGTAAATTTCGCACTTGGATTCATCGCATAAGACCATTGTATGTCTAAACATTCTTCTAATTGCCAACCAGAACTAATATTGGTGGGACTTCCTAAATTGACTATATCCAGCGTTTTTTTTGGCAATCCATATTGATTACAAAATATATCGAAATCGGTTTGCAATTTAGGATAATGATATGCAATAATAATGGCAACAGACACTTGTTTTGTTTTACCTTGCGGCGTAACAGGAGTAGTAGGTATATTGTATGCTTTTTTGATTTGTGACGGGTTGTATCCTGATGGAGCTTTAGGTGTGGCGGCAGCTTGGCTTGGATAACAAATTAAGTTGCATTGGTTCGCTGTTGCAGATCCTATGGATGATGAGACCATTGTATTCGCGACATATCGCGCTTTTGCTTTAGCCTGTTCTTGGATCGAACTTTCGATCATTATATAATAGATGTGTACAAAAAACAATGTGTAAAAAAGATAGAATTATAAAATTATAGAATATATACTTTTGTTATAATGAAAAAACCAGTTCAAGCAGTAGCCGTTTTTAACGACAGTGGCAATAAAGTAAAAGGCGTGGTGCATTTTACTGAAGATTTGAAAAATGATGTGGTTGTAATAGACATTCATTTGGATGGGCTTAAAAAAAATAGTATGCATGGTTTCCACGTCCATGAATCAGGCGACTTGACGAAACAATGCGACAGTATGTGTGCGCATTTCAACCCCTTCGGAAAAACGCACGGCTGTCCCGGAATGAAAAATAGGCACGTCGGGGACTTGGGTAATTTGATTACGGACGCAAAAGGATGCGCGCATTATCAAATGGTGGATGATTTTATCAAATTGCGTGGTAGTAAAGCAAACATTATTGGCAGGGGACTCATTGTTCATGCGGATCCAGATGACTGCGGTCATGGCGGGGACGAAGCCAGTTTGCTAAATGGGAACGCGGGGAAACGCATTGCTTGTGCGGTGATTGGATATTCTAAAGAAAATTTTGATTGAACAATAATCGACCAAACAATAAGTGGTTGAGCCCAAATTACTATTTTTAATATTTGCGCTATATATAGAGTGAAATGATTTCATTTGCAAATATAGGATCCGTTTTATTAGTTTTAACTATATTTTTATTTATAATTTTTTATTTTTTGAATAATAAGCATTACAAAAATACGAAATTTAGATCTTATGTGGGAATTATAACAGCTATTAGCACACTCGTTCTAGCAATTGGAGTATTATTTCAAGTAGTCTCTTACAAAATAGAAGAAGACAAAAATACAGTGCAATCCTTTTCATCTTTTTCAAAAGATTATGTGGATAGTATTATTCAAATGTTTTCAGAGCATCCTGAAATGAATTACTATTATGAGGAACTATTTAATGGAAAAATAATCAATCATGGCAATAGAAATATCGTGTTGGAAAATCAACTCTCCATGAGGATTTTTGCTAAAACAGTCGAGCAAATTTCTGTCGTTAAGGTAAATGAGAATGAAAACATATCTAATGCGAATCTAATAGAAGAAACACTTTTAAAAATATTACACATTTTTTTCAAGTCACCGACGTTCAAAAATTATTACATCCATTATTACAAACCTCAATTAGCAGGTGAAATGATGATAGAATTTATGCAAGAAAAATTTGGATTTTAGTTTTAGTTTTAGTTTTAGTTTTAGTTTTAGTTTTAGTTTTAGTTTTAGTTTTAGTTTTAGTTTTAGTTTTAGTTTTAGTTTTATTTGCTTAGTCTAAAAAATTGAAATCTTTTTTAAAGAATAGTTTGTTGTATCTATTCACCAAAACCCTGACAATAATGGAAAACTTTCAATCAGCTCTCTATGTGAATGCTGTGGATCTATTAGATACTGTATCCACACCCTATCACTTTTACCCAGAACAAAATCAATACATGGTTGTGCCTGTCTTTATAAAGTCGGGTTTCAAGCAGCTCGTTGTCTTGATACGCGATTTAGTTGTAAGAATTGCTGAATTTGTGCATAGCGCGGTTGCTTTCATTTATGCGAAGTTTGACAAAGATTCTTTACACTCATTGAAACACACCTTTTCCTTGTTGTACGAATTTTCCAAGAACATACCGTTGTCCAAATTCGACAAATGCTTGATCGCGTTTATCGTGGTGTATTGGGTCTCTACATTGCTCGCCTCTTGTTACAATAATTTCCAAAACAGGGTGAGAGAAGAGAAAGAGCAGCTGGAATATTTAGAGCGACAAATTTACTTGTTGAAAAAACAGGATGAACGACGTAACGAGACCATCATGTATCTGTACAACGAATTTCTTTCTAAAAAAATCGAAAAAAAGGAAGTGGGGGTGCAAACCCGCAGCCAAAAAATGAAGAAAATTAAATCGAAATAAAAAAAATAATTTATATTATTATATATACATAATGCCTACTACTACACGAACTTTTACAGGTGTTACTGGTACTGGCGCAACTGGAGGAGTTGGTTCTTCGGCGATTTTTATGGATACAATCGGAAACGCGATTGCGGGTTCTGCTTCATCAGTCATAACAGGTGGTATAAACGGAATACTATATTCGTCAAATAGTGGTCAAAGTTGGACTCAGTCAAATATTACTAGTGGTTCCATTTTTTCTGTGTGCATAGGTTCTTCAAAGAACGCTATTGCAGGCACTTCTAGTGCAATTGCAGGTGCAACTGGTGCGACTGGATCTGGTTTGTGGTATTCGTCAAATAACGGTAAAAACTGGACTAACTCGATTCTTGGTGCTGGACCACAAACAACAACTGGTTATTATCGTGTTTATATGAACTCTAGTGGTGTGGCAGTTGCCGGTGCTGATAAAAGTAGTTTAACACCAGGTATATTGTATTCGTTAAATAATGGTCAAAGCTGGAACCAAGCAAAAACTGATGGGTATTATAATTCAGTTTATATAAATGAAAATGGTAGGGCTATTGCGGGTTCTCAAAGTGGAACCGGTAGTACAGTGCAGGGTTTGTGGTATTCAAACACAAGTTTAAGCCCTGATTGGATACAATCTACTCTTTCAGCGGGTGGTGGTTCAACAACCGGTTATTATAATCAAGTTTGTATGAACGCCACTGGTAAAGCGATCGCTTCTAGCACTAACCCGTCAGGACAAATTTTTTATTCTCCAGATTTCGGTGAGACATGGAGTCCATCAATAATACCAACACCAACAGGAACTTTTGGACAAGTTTTTATACTAGATAATGGTAAGGCTTTGGCGGCTTCCAGTTCTAATGCAGGAATTTACTATTCAATTAATAATGGTGAAAATTGGAATCAATCAAATCTAGCAGCGGGAGGTCCAACCACGGGAGGGTTTTCCTCAATTTACATGAACCCTAGTGGCTATGCTGTGGCTGGTAGTAATGGTACTCCTGCTACTAGTAAAGGATTATATTATTCATTTGACTATGGACAAACTTGGAGTCCAGATAGTAACAATACAAGTGGCAATTATGCAAGGGTTTTTATCGATGTAAATGGAAATGCAATTGCAGGATCTAGTTTGACAACTAATGCTGGATTGAAATACAGTATTCTTCCATCACCTACCGTTACAGATGTTTCACCAAATAGTGGTTCTACCTCAGGAGGAGATGATGTCATCATTACAGGAACTAATTTTAGTGGAGCTACTGCGGTGAATTTTGGCGCCACGTCAGCCATATCATTTACAGTAAATACCGATAATACTACCATTACCGCAACTTCTCCACCAGGTGCAGCAGGAACCGTTGATGTTACAGTTACAACCCCTGCTGGAACTTCTGCAATAAGTACGGGTGACAAATACACATATACTGCTGCATCACCACCTACCGTTACAGGTGTTTCACCAAATAGTGGTACTACCTCAGGAGGAGATAGTGTCACCATTACAGGAACTAATTTTAGTGGAGCTACTGCGGTGAATTT